CTGTTAAGTCTACCTTCGGTTTTACCGATGTAATATCTGGAGATATTCTTTTCGGTTTAAATAAGTTTTTTATCCATATCCATATTTTCATTTTATGTCCTCACGTTAGTTGGTTTTGGCCCTGCATTACTTACTGATCTTTTTCTGGCAACAGCAGATGCCTTTTGCGACTTTGACATCGCTGTGGCTTTTGCAAGTGGTACGCACTTCGGATACTTCCGACTTGAACCACTGGCAGATTTTCTTCCACACTCTTGATACTTGCCACCTTTTTTCTTTGCTCCAATATCTACCCATTTTTCATTAAACCATTTTGTTAGTCCACCTGTACTCATAGCAGGTACACAATTTGGAACCATACGATTCCCTTTTTTCTTCATACCTTTTTGCATATAGCCTTCCCAGCATGAACCTTTTTTATTCATTACTTTACACCTTGAAAGTTAAGTCCTCTAATAGCTATTCCGCCACCTCTTGAAAATTTTTTAGTAAAAGTTATTTTTCCACCTTTAGTAGTTTGTTTATTAAATTTATTTTTGGATTGCCCGTAGTTACCTTCAATCGTTATATTACTTGATTTTCCAACTTTTATGTTTTTACCGTAAGTAATATTTTTTGACTTAGTTTTTAATGAATCACCACCTGAGGATTGTGTATTTTTATTTTTACTAATACCAAAATTACCATATTTAGAATAAATATCTAAACCAATTCCTTGATCATCTATTTTTGTTTTACCACTTTGTGTTGTTTGTTTAATTAAGTAGGGAGCTACGTCTACACCTTTTTTAGCTTTGATTATTCCAGACTTTTCTAATCTACCCATTGCTGATTGTGAACCTGCAGTAACAGCCATTCCAACTTTTGCTTTCTTAGGTCCCCAATCTTTTCTTTTTACTCCTGACGGGTCTTTTGCTTTTCCCGCACATATTTTTGATGCATATGCGTTTGCATATGCTGAAGGGTAAACCTTAAATTTTCTTTTAGCAGCTGATTTTCCTCTAGCACATAGTTTTGTCATATCTGTTGCATCCTTGGATCTGTTGATAAAATATTTTTTTCTGCTTTAGGTCTAGAAATTGAATCTTTACTTCTTTTTCTAAGTTGAGCAATAGCAGATTCTTTCATCTGTTTTTCTTTTCTAAGTTTTTGTAAATCTCTTTCTAAGTTCATTTTTTACCTGCACCATTTCTGAAGATTTGAGTTCCTTTAATTCCATATATCGATGCCACGACAAGGATCCAAAGATTTGTGAACCATGACGGGAGCTGCGAGAACATGTCGAAGAACAATTTTACCTTGTCCATCGCTGTTGGGTCATCCGATATCACTGCCCAAGCGAGCACCAACACGGGCAAACTGAGAATTATCAAAACGGCCTCGTCTTTCCAGTCCGATTGTCGGGCTTCTAAAAGTTTTCCCTGGTAAGCTTCCTCACCCTGGGCCATCTTAGTAGCATGCATAAGTTGTGCTTCTGACATTGCCATTTTAGTCTTCTGCTTGTTCTCGTAAATCTTACTTCCTGCACTAACAGCTAATTTGATTGCGCTTAACCACATTATAATATTTCTCCTGTCTTCGTTGACACATGTATTCTATCAAAAGATCAATACATTCGAAAGCCCTAGTACCTGATAGCCTCCACCTCCATGTTTGAGTCCAATGAGACTTTCTAAGCCTTACTTTCATTACATTACCACCAAAAAAATCAGAAAATCTATCTAAGATATCTTTATCACACATCTCAATACCACATTGAAATGTTTTTCTACCATTTCCCTTACCCCAAATACCAAAACTTCCTTCACCATCAAAAAGACCGGCTAAGAATATTAATTTATTTTTTTCGGAAAGCTTTTCGTAGGAGTTTTTTAACATGTTTGAGTTTGATTCCTTGTGGGTTTGGTCCTCTCTTAGGTGGTGGCCCAGATCTAACTCCTCCACTTAATCCTTTTCTCATTTTGATTGTATCTTTTCTCTAGCAACATCTAAACGTTCATCAGATTGTTCGTCTTGTTGAGCAAGCTTATCATAATCGTATTCTAATCTTTGTGCAGCTCTTTGATTTTCTTGTTCAGCTCTAAATTTTGTCTCTTCTGCTTTTCTTTGAAGATCCATCGCTCTTAAATCAATTTCTTGTTGTTTAATTTTAATTAATGGGTCTTGTTTACCTGCAGTGGCTTGCATTTCACTCTGTGCTAATTCTTGAGTTATACGCGCAGCAACTTTTGCAACCTCAGCTTCAAACATAATTTCAAACTGTTGTGGATCTTGTTGTCCTAATTGTGCCATTTGTGGGTTTTGCATCACCATTTCCTTAACTTCAGCTTTAGCTTTAAATGAAACGTGGTCTGAAATGTGTGATTGTAGTAATGCATATACTTGTGGATTGATCTGAACCATTCTTGTCTGCATAAATGCCATGTGTGCAGCTAAATGAGCATCATGATTTTGAAATTCAAAGGCTGTAAGCAACTTCATTTGTAATGCACGTGCATTTTCTTTAGCGGGATCTAAAGGTTCCGGCTGTTTTGGTGGTGGTTTAAGAATTTGATCGATAGTTTTAGTACCAAGTGCTTCATAAACACGTCTATATGCTTCATGTAAGTTGTGCATTTGTGGATTTGACTGTGCAATTTGCAATTGTGCCTGTGCTAACGTCACTCTTTGTGCCATTGACATGATATTTGGGTCTGCAACAGGTAAAATATCGACTCTGTTGTCAAAATCTGCCTGTTTAATCTGTCTAGGGCCACCGTATACATCGTATGGATACTCTGGTGGTAGTGATTCCCCACAAATTCTTGCAAGTATCTTAAATTCAAGCCTCATTGCGTAGTAACAACGCTTGTGAACACCACTCATAACACGTGATCCTCTCTCCATCAGCGCCATTGTAGTACCAACAGCTCTATTTTGAGTATCATTACCAACTGCAGTGTCTGTAATTGCTGCAAATTTTTGTCCTGCTTGAACAACAAAGCCCATCAGATTGTATAAGGTTGGTGATGGTTCTGTAAATGGTAGATTAAAAAACTGATCTCTAATATTTCCTCCAGGCGCATCCACATCTCTGAACTCTCCTGGTTGTATTGGTTGATCATCATCTCTGACTCTAATACCACGTGATTTAAATCCTGCTGGTAAATTTTTTAAAGTACCTGCATCGATCAATTGTCTTAAGGATTGAGTTGCAGCTTGTGATAAACCACCGATCATATGTGTTAAACCAAAACCATAGAAACCTAAACCTGGTAAAAATTTGTAATGAACAAAATATTCAACTCTTGAAAAGTTTAAATCACCTGGTTTGTAGTTTCTGTAAATAGATAAAACTTCTCCACTACCTTCATCAATAGTTACGATATATGGAATTTTAATTTTTTTAGCTTTGTCATCAAAATCTTCGTAGTCATCTAAATTTAAATCTACGTGCATTTCAAGAATTGTATTTAAATAATCTGAACCATTACCTTTTACACCTTCTAGTTCATTTAATTTTTTCTGTACTGAATCTGGTTCTGTGCTACTATCAATTAATTCTATATCTCTATAAAAACCTGCAGCCATTTTTTTTGTGACATCATTCTGTGTCATTTTAATTACATGAGTTATTCTCTCACAATCTTTTAAATCAGATGCGTAGTAAGGAACCACTAAATCTTCTGCTGGAATAAATTTAGATACAGGTCTATCTAGTAATGCATCATAGTAAATTTTTTTAAATGTTGATCCTGATAGTGGTAGATAAAATAACATCTGATCCATGTCAGTTGTGTAGTCTTCCATCTCCTCCATCAGCAGGTAGTTCATATAATCTTTAACTCTATCTGCTTGTTGTTCGGTAGCCGGTGTTTGTAAACCTATGACTTGTGTTCGTACAGGCCCATCAGATGGAACAAGTTCTTTGTATGCTTGTGCTTGGAATTGTGTAACAGACTCAGCTAATAAAGGATGCGTGACACCGGAAGCTCCTTTAAATGGTTTGGTTACTTCCTGATACTTAGTTCCTAATAAATCTAAACCTTTAATGTAAGCATCTTCCCATTCTTTTCGAGAAGTCTTGTCTTTTTTGTATTCTTCAATAAGTTCCATAGCCATGTCTTTGAGATCTCTCTCATCCATGCTTTCAGCTAAGTTTGCATTGAAATCGTCTTGAGGTCTTTCTTCTTCAACAGTTTCTTCACCCTCAACTTCTACCTCTACTGGTGGAAGACCCTCGGGTTGCTCAACTACTTCTTCTGATAATTCTTCTGTTACTTTTTCTACTGCCATGATTAATTGTACCTTATTGGTTTAAACATATCCACCACAAGTCCACCTTTTGACTTGTAAGTTTTTTGTGTATTTCTCATTAACGAATTTACTTTAATAGCATATGCATCAAAATACAAGCGTGGATCCCCTTCTGGAATATTCTTGGTTCCCTTTTCAGGATTCATACCAGCGCTATTGTGGTATGTACTTTTAATTTCTTTTCCTTTTAATGGATGATCTGTTGGATATTTAAATGTATCACTACTAACAGATTTGTATGGCTTTGTTGGATCGGATAAAGATATTTTTGTAGGCCCTGCTTTTGATCCATAGAACCTTGCATTTCTAGCCATTACATCTGGAATAACTGCTTTACCTTTTTTACCAATACCCTTACCATTTGAGTATCCGTAAAATCTTTCATTACCCGCTTTGTACCCTTGTCTGAAACTTACTTTGTCAAAAGGAGCAACGGCTACATAATCAACATTCTCACGTGCAGCCTTCTGCATCAAATATTTAATTGCATGGTCTCCATAAGAATCTGCCTCAACCATTGGGAAGTAATCTTTTTGATTAGAATTATAATCTCTTTTAGATGAAATTCTTTTAAGTTTTGAATTAATATCTTTCAAAGATGCACTAATTGCATTCACTCTACCAAACTCATTGTTTGCAACTGCATCATCTAAATCTTTAATCATCTTACCACGTTGGCTTGCAAGCATATTTATTTCTATATCTGCATTAAAAGGATTAAGTCTTCTCTCTCCTGATAACTGTTGGGCTTTAGTCAAACTTTTTGCAATACTCTGGTTTACATCAGATTGTATTTCATTAATCATAAATACTTTTTTGCCATCAGGAGTGAACCTTGTATCGTATCTAATATGATAAATATTATTAGTGTCTCCAATTACATCTGTAAAGTGTCCGCCTTTGTTTCTAAGTGATGCGTTAGTTGGAATATCTTCTGGAAGTGTAAAGATAGTTTCTCGGTAATCTTTACCACCTTGTAATGTGTAATTAGATTCAGTTCCGTATTTTGTCTTTGTAGCCTGCATCGGTCCAACTTTATTATTTATTTCACCAATAACTTTGTTTAATGCTTTCTTTTCATCTACAGGTACTAAACCAGAGTTTGTAAAATTTTTTAATGATTCATTTAAATC